CTGATTCGTTTTGTTCGTGGCAAACGTTGGCGTGACGGACTCGCTCTGCAAGTGCTAGAGCCGGATTATTTGGATGAAGAATATTTCACCACAGAGCCAAGAGGCAGAAGAGTGGTGATGGGTGTTGAGTTGGACGAGTTTGACGCACCGCAAGCCTACTACTTAAAATTAGGTCAAGGCCATCCGTTCGATACGTTCGGGCAGAGAAGAAGCGACAAAAGGACAAGAGTTCCGGCTGAAGACATCCTACACATTTATTTGCCTGACCGAGCGCAACAAACCAGAGGCGTTACTTGGTTTGCGTCAGCCATGACTCGAATGAGAATCCTGTCAGGTTATGAAGAAGCTGAACTGATTGCAGCAAGAACCAGTGCCGCAAAAATGGGTTTTTTGGTTAGCGCAGACGGTGAAGGCTTTATTGGTGACGAAAGCACAGACGGCAATCAAATCATGTCGGGCGAGCCTGGATCAATTCAGCAGCTTCCGGCTGGAATGAGCTTTCAGGAGTGGAATCCTAGCCATCCAACTTCAGCATATGCCGAATTCCACAAAGGCATTTTGCGCGGCATTGCCAGTGGGCTTGGCATTTCTTACACCAGCCTAAGTAACAACCTCGAAGGCGTCAGCTATTCATCCATCCGGCAAGGTGCACTAGAAGAGCGTGACTTGTACCGTCAGATTCAAAGCTTTTTGATTCAGCACCTGTGCGAGCCTGTTGCTCAAGAGTGGCTAAAGATGGCAATGACTTCCGGCTCAATCCCAATCCCAATCACTCGCTACGACAAGTTTTCAAACACTCTTGAGTTTCGAGGTAGAGGTTTCAGTTGGGTTGACCCAGCAAAAGAAATCAGAGCCGAAGTCGAAGCAGTTAGAAACGGATTCAAAAGCCTGAATGACGTTGCTCGTCAGTATGGGCGTGACGTTGAAGAGGTGTTCCAGCAAATGCAGAACGACAAGGCAATAGCAGAGCGTTATGGAATCAGCCTAGCGTTTGAGCCTTTAGGTTCGCCTCATGGTCCAGTTGAGCCAGAAGTCGAGTAATGGCAGAAAGCTACAAGCCAACCGAGGGCATGATTGCCGAGGCAAACCGTGGCCTAGAGTGGAGACGAGAATTTGGCAGAGGCGGAACCAGTGTCGGAATCGCTCGCGCCAGAGACATTTCAAACGGCAAGAGTTTACCGTTGGCAACCGTCAAGCGGATGAAGTCTTTTTTTGCGAGGCATGAGGTTGACAAAAAAGCCGAAGGATTTCGACCAGGCGAAAAAGGCTATCCAAGCAACGGACGAATTGCTTGGGCGCTATGGGGTGGGGATGCTGGCAAAAGTTGGTCAGAAAAAATCGTCAACTCAGCAGAAAAACAAGAACGAGCAGAACCACTGACCGGAGCAGTTCAGGAAGGCTTAAAAAACAAGGCAGACGAACACAACGAGAAAGTTGGGGATGACGCAAGAAAACGAACAAACGCCAGAACACTTGGGACAGTCTTTAGAAGAGGCGTTGGAGCCTACAAGACCAATCCAGCTTCTGTTCGGCCCAGCGTCAAAAGTCCTGAACAGTGGGCTTACGCGAGAGTCAATTCATTCCTCTACGTTTTACGAAATCTCAAATTCAGAAGTGGCAAGCACGATACGGATTTGCTGCCAGAAAAACATCCACTGTCAACCAAAGGAAGAGCAATGGATTTGACGAGTATGACCGAGCGACACGTCATTGACGTCGAAGAGACTGACGACGAATACATTGTGGCGTTTGCCAAGGCTCAAGAAGTCGCAGAAGAGCCGGAAGAAAGAGAAGTTGAAGAAGTCGAGACAAGAGACTTACCAGTTCAAACGCAATACCGCACCGGAAGCGTTCGGATGATGGATGACGAGTCAGACCGTCGCGTAATGATGAGCATATCTTCAACGAATCCGGTTGAAAGAGAATTTGGCTATGAAGTTCTTGAACACAATGCCGGAAGCGTAGACATGGAATTCATGTCCAGCGGCAAAGCACCTCTGTTGTTGGACCATGACGCCAGACAGCAAATTGGAGTGGTAGAACGAGCCTACATGGATAAGGACAAGCTTCGAGCGCAAGTCAGATTCAGCAAAAACGCAATGGCGGAAGAAGTTTATCGTGACGTTGTTGACGGAATCAGAGGCAACGTCTCAATCGGATACCAGATTCAAGGCATGACGAAAGACGAGAATGGCTATAAAGACAAGCCTCTCTACAGAGTCAATATGTTTAAACCGCTCGAAGTGAGCATGGTTTCCATTCCTGCTGACTCCACTGTTGGGGTAGGCAGATCCAAGCCGGAAATTTCCGGTAATGACAATTCTGCAATTCAGGAGAAAACAATGAGCGCAGAAGTAGTTCAAGAGCCGGTAAACACACGGCAACCAGAAGACCAACTGAAAGAGTACCGAAACCAATCCAGCCAGATTCTCGAACTTGGCAAGCGGCATGACGAATATGACCTAGCGTTTCGCGCACTTCAAGAAGAGAAAAGCCTAGCTGAATTTCAAGCCATGCTTTTAGAGAAGAAGACTTCCAAGCCAATCGACTTCAGCGTTGACGCCTCACCAAAGGAAAAGCGCAACTACAGCTTGGTAAGAGCCATTCAAGCCGCTGATGCCAAGGATTGGAGCAAGGCTGGATTTGAACTCGAAGTTTCTAAAGAACTGGCAAAGAAGCAAAGCCGACAACCAAAAGGCTTTTTTGTTCCTGACTTTGGCTGGCAGACCAGAACGGTATCAACCGCAGCAGGCGCAACTTTTGGGGCAGGCTCAAATATCGTTCCAGAGGACTACCGAGGTGATCGCTTTATCGACGCTTTGATTTCAACCTCAATTCTTGGGCAAGTAGGCGCAACGGTCCTGAACGGTTTGCAAGGCAATGTCGCGATTCCCAAGATTTCAACCAGCACCGCAGCGGCATTCATCGCAGAAGGTGGTTCAGTTGGAAACAACGAGCCTGACTTTGCTCAAGTCACTATGACCCCAAAGCTTCTGGCAAACAAGGTTGCCGTGACACGCGAGTTGATGATTCAGTCTGACCCAAGTGTAGAGCAACTCATCAGAAACAACATGGTCCGAATTTTCGCAGCCAAAATTGACAACGTTGCCCTCAAAGGTGGCGGAAGTAATGAGCCAACCGGAATTCTTGGAACTTCTGGAATCGGTGACGTTTCCTCTGGCGGAACCTCTGGCAACGCGAATCTGACCTACGGAAACGTGGTCGATATTATGACCGAGGTTTCACAAGACAACGCTCTGCTTGGCAACCTGCGCTGGGTAACACACCCGGCAGTAGTTGGAAAGCTGATGCAGACGCTTGTGGCTTCCAGCACTGACTCGCGGATGGTCATGCCAACACCGGATTCCATGCTTGGCTATCCGGTTGTTCAGACCACGCAAGCACCAAGTTCCTCGCCTTACTCGCTGATTTTCGGGAACTTTGCTGACTTGTATGTCGGCTTCTTCTCAGCGCTCGACGTTCTCGTAGATCCGTATGGCAGTGCAGGAACAGCAACGACCAATCTTTACTTCTATCAAGATTGCGATATTGCGGTTGCTCATGCTGAAAGTTTCGCAGCCGCTCAGGATGTGACCGTTGCCTGAGTGTATCAACTAGACGAGTTACAAGGTTGGGGTGCTGCTCGACCTTGTATCTTACTTTGTGGCGGACCTTCTGCGCCTTCCGATTTGGCACAAGCCAAGGCGCGGATAGGTTCCAAAGATTACGACTTAGCCGGAGTCAATAATCACGGCTTACTTTTTCTTGGCGAGTTGGCTTGGTGTTACGCGCATGACGTCCGAATGGTAGCGCACCTGAAAGAGTACGATTCACCAGCAATTATTCACCATGACCCAAAGAATTTAAGAGACAAAGATATTCACGGTGGAATTGTCCCATTCATCAGACTCAGCGGACCAGAAGCACTTTGGACAGCAGACTTTTTTGACTACTCAGAAATTCATGTTTGCGGTGTCGATTTCTACACTGGGCCGCGCAGATACTGGCATCAGTGGGACTTAGACAAAAAGCCAACAAGAGTTCAGGAAGACCAGCAAGGTAAGTGGATTGAGGCGAGAGATTTAATGCAGAATCCAGAAAGAGTGATTGTGTACAACGAACGACTTCAAAGGATTTTCCAATGAAGATTCAAATTATCAGAGGCACGGTGGCAAACGGTGGACCTGTTCGAGTTGGACAAGTCATTAGCGTTGACCCAACCGAGGCAAATCAACTGATTAACATGGGCAAAGCGATTATTTATGAGAATCGAGCCAAAGGCTTGGACGAGGCAGAAGCACCACCTGTGACCACTCGAACCACACGAACTGCTCGAAAGCCTAAAAAATGAGCGTGGAAACCGCAGCCGATAGAAGCGCAATGCTTGCTGATTACGGAACAACCGTAACCAAGACAGACGCAAGCACTTTTGTGGGGATTTTTGACAATGACTTTCTGGCGGTTGATGTGGACGAAAGCGAAGTCGAAAGTTCAGAGCCAACACTACTAGCCAGAACCGCTGACGTTTCCAGCCTAGCGCATGGCGACACGCTGACCATTTCAGCAGTGAGCTACACGGTTCGAGGGATTCAACCGGACGGCACAGGCATGACTCAAATCATGTTGAGTGTCTGATGGCACACAAACGAGCGCAGATCAAAAGCCGAGTGGCAACGGTTCTGACCGGATTATCAACCACTGGCTCGAATGTCTTTCTCTCAAGAACTTATCCAATCGCAACCAGTGATTTGCCTGGGCTGCTGATTTACGCAAATTCTGAAAGCATTGAACGACTAGAGATTGGCATTCAAAACAGGCAACAGCGAAACCTTGATTTGGTGATTGAAGCCATTGCCAAAGGTAACACCGCAGAAAGCACACTGGACTCAATCACGGTTGAAGTTGAGGAAGCAATGGCGAACGACCAAACGCTGAATAATTTGGCAATAGATTCACGAATCACCGATACGCAGATCCGGCAAGCGTCTGCTGAAAGTGAGTTTTTCATAGCCACGCTACGGTATGAGATTCTTTACCGTACTACTGAAAACGACGTCGAATAATAAGGAGACAAAATGGCAATTCCAGATCGTTATTTACGGTTAAGAAGTTCTCAACCGTACATCACCACTGAATCAACTGCTGGCAGTTATGTCGCAGTTTCCGCTTCTGATGGATTCACCACAACCGAACCTTTGGCGCTAAGTCAGACTTTTAACACTTCAGATATTTCTGAAGTTGGCACAAGGCTTTTACAGAACAGAAGTTTTGTGAATTATGCCGAGCGAGCAACCTTTGATATTCCGTTTCTAGTGAAACCTTCAGCTTCAGCCGGAACTGAACCAGCAGAAGATACACTCTTGACCAAGACCTTTGGAACTAAGACGGTTTCGGGTGGAACGTCAGTCACATACAGCTTCAGCCGAGTTAGCGACACCTTCCAAGTGGCGCAGTTGGTCGATACATATAAATTGTATGTGGCGAACGGAACCGTTGTCGAAGGCTTCAGCGTAGACATTACGAGAGACGGTGTTTTCACCATGTCCGCAAACTGCCGAGCCTCTCGAATCCGCTACTCTGGACCTGTCAACGCCACAGGAACAGACGTCTCTGTTACCGATTCCTCGCCTGCCACCGTGACCTTAGATCCTGCCAGCAATGCAGTCGCTGCCGATTACTTTTTCGCTGGGCAATTGGTTGACATTTACGATTCAAGCGATTCACAGGTGAACACCGGAGGTGCTGCAACCATCAGTTCGCCTTCGTCAACAACCGCAACGGTTGGGGTTCAGGCTGCCAGTGGTGACTCTTTCACAGTCAGCGCGACTGACTACTTAGTACCTCACTTGCCAGCCGCTACGCTTTCGACTTATGAGCCAATCGCCACTTCAGCCGCTCAAGTTTACTTAGCCGCTCAGAACACCGCAGCCGGAAGCTTGATTGATTCAGCGAACGAGTTCTTGGCAACTGGCTTCTCGATGAGCGTTTCTAAGAATCTTGGTGACCCTGGACTTGCAGAAATGACCGGAGACAAGTACCCAGCCGCTGCATATGTCAGCAACGATATTACCGTGACGGGTTCTTTTGATTTCGTGATGAGGCCAGCACAAGCGTACCGATTCGAGCAGTTCGCAAGACTAGAGCAAATAGCAATTGGGATTCAAGTAGGCGACACCGCAGGCAGCATTGTTCAAATCGTCATCCCATCTGCTCGCGTTTCGATTAGTGGGACAGAGCAAGACGGAGCCGCAGCCGCTTCCGTGGACTTTGCCTTAACCCAAGGCTCTTCTGCAACAGACGCAGCCGCTTTCTCACTCATTTATAAGTAATTCATTTATGCCTTCAATTTTTGATGTCCAGCGAGCAAACGAAGTCACGATTGATTTCAATGACGCAGACTTGGACCTAGAAGCAACCTTCAATTGTGTTCTGCCTCACCAAAAGCTCTTGACTGAGGCTCTGAACGCAGCCACCAAGACACAGAAAGGCAAGCAAACGATTGATTCTCTTATGTTCGCTCGTAAGCTTTTTGTGCCTTGTGTGACCTCCTGGTCATTTGACGAAGATTGCAGCGTTGAGAACAAAAGCCTGTTTGTTGGAGAAGACGCAGCACTCAATAAAATGGCAACGCATGTCAGTTTGAGGTTGATGCGTTTAGCCCAGGCGAAAGTCGATGACGAAGAGGGAAATTAAAAAGTTACCTAGATTTGGTCTTAGAACGAGCGGCTTATCTAGGTGACTCTCAACAGCATGGCATTCAGGAAGGCGACCGATACCAAGCGGTTTGGTGCTGTAAGTCTGCTGAGAATGTTTGGCAGGAAGACGAGGAACCGCCTTGTCAGGTATGTCCAAATAATTTGACGCTGAGCGAGCGCAACCTAGCAGCGGTTCAGGCTTTCAGAGACTTGGACACAACCGGACGAGACTTGGGTTTTGATATTGGTTTTCTGCGCGAAGAAGCGATTGATTGCTATCTCAGAAGAAACCAGACCAACACACCAGAAGTCTATTCGGCTTTAGTGACAATCGACCGAGAAGTCACTAGCCACAGAAAGAAAGAGAATGAGCGCAAACGAGACTTGCAGAAGAAAAAGTCTAGCACTGCTCGACCTACCCCAAAGCCTAGAAGAAAGCGATAATGGCAAACGCTGCATCCACGATTGAGATAGAACTAGAAATTCGTGACGCTATCAATCGTTTGGGCAAGCTTGAAGGCGAACTGAAAAAATCGTCTTCTGCAATGGACCGAGTGGCGAACTCAACCAGAAAAATGGAATCGGCTTTCAAGTCTGCGAAGAATGCCGCTTCTGCTTTGGTTGCTGCCATCAGCGTTCAACAGATCGCACAAGCCGCTGACACTTTTACGAATTTTGCCAATCAAATCCGTATTGCAACGAGTTCAGCCGCTGAAGCCGCAGCGGTTCAGAAAGAGTTGTACCGAGTGGCGCAGACCACTGGAACAGCTATCAAGGACACTACAGAACTTTACTCTCTGCTTCGCATTGCCGCTGACCAGCTAGGATCATCCCAAGCTGAAA